ATCTCCGACTCCAAGCACGGATTGCCGCGATGGAGTCGGAGATCGCGGCGCTGTACAAGGCCGCGAGCGACGCGACGCGGGAGAATATGGAACTACGGCAGCGTCTGGAGTGCATCGGGCGGCAGGCGGACAACTATATCGCGCTGGTGAAATTGGAACGTGAACTCAAAAAAGTGCGGGAGAAAGTATTATGGAACTGAACGACGCGATTGCGCTTTTAACAACTTACAACCGCTGGCGGCGTGGTGAGGATGAAACCCTCGACATGCCGAACCCGCGGGAGATCGGGATAGCGTTGGACACGGTTTTGGCGGCGGTCATTGAGGGCGGCACTGGAAATTCCGGGGTCGAGCGACCTGAGCCGTCGCCACATTTTCAGCGCGAGCGGGACGAGGCGAGACAACAAGAGCAAATCCACTACGACAACTTCCTATCTATGCAAAAAGAGCGTGACGAGGCGCTTGCTGCCGCGACGTGGTCGGTGCAATGGCTGGACACGGTGATTGACCGGCTGCAGCACGAGCCGACGATTAAGGAGTTGTTCGAGGACATGGCGAAGGTGCGGGAGACGAACTCCGTGCTGGACGGTGAATGGAACCGGTGCGGATGGACTGGCACACAGGCGGCGCGGTTTTTGAAAAATTGGCGGAAGGAGGAGGCGTGAGCAAGGGCGACCGCATTGAGGTTTTGTGGGCGGTGCGTGAAGACGGGGCGGATGTTGAACGATGGCTGCCCGGCGTGCTGCTCAATCGTCACGAGGACGGTCGGTGCGTGGTGAAGATGGACAATGGCTGGTATTGCAACGATGCCGCGCCGCAGTGTGTGAGGGAGGCGCAATCATGAGCGGCTACCCGACGTGGATTTGCGCGAAGTGCGGGCGGGCTTATGGGCGGCGGCCAGACGGCAACCCTTATGGTGCGACCTGGCATATCGGGGGCTGCGACATTTGCGGTGATGCGTCGGTCGAGGTGACGGAGCCGCGGGATTTTGGGTATCTGAAAATTGAGGAGGAGGCGGAATGAGCAAGGCGGCACGCGATAAAGGGAAGCGCGGAGAGCGTTTGTTCCGCGATCTGTGCCGGGCGCATGGGTTCATCAAAACCGAGCGCACCGGATGGCATCAGTCGTTTGCGGGTGATGCGGCGGCGGATGTGACGATTCCCGAGCTGCCGACGCTGTGGCCGGAGGTGAAGTTTGTCGAGAAGCTGAACGTGCGCGCGGCATTTGAGCAGGCGGAGAAGGCGGCGGCCATTGGCCTGACGCCCGCCGTGTTTCACAAGACCTCGGCAAAGCCGTGGCTGGTGACGCTGGCGGCTGAGGATTTTTTCGGAATTTGCAGACGAAGCGACTTGGTGGAGTCACCAAGCGACCCGCCCGCATGAACCAAAACAAAGACCGCGCCGAGGCGGCAACCTCGACGCGGCAGTAACACACACAATGGAGACTAACCCAAATAGCGTGTCAAGCGGAGGCAAGCAAATTGCCGCCGCGCTGGTCAAGGCCCAAAAGGACTTTGGCCCGGCACTGAAAACGAACAGCAACCCGCATTTCCGCAGTAAATACGCGGGACTTGATGCGTGCGTCGAGGCGGTGATCGACGCGCTGAACAAGCACGGTATTGCACTAACGCAGCACACGCACAACGTGGGCGGCGGCGTGGAAGTGGGAACGGTGCTCGTGCACGAGAGCGGCGAGACGATGAGTTTCGGCAGACTTTTTGTGCCGTGCTCGAAGAATGACCCGCAAGGCTACGGGTCGGCACTTACCTACGCGCGGCGCTACTCGCTGACGACGGCGCTTGGCATTGCGCCGGAGGACGACGACGGCAACGCGGCATCACGACCGGCGACGACTTACGCGGCACCGGCGAAGCCTGCACCACGCACGACGGATCTTTCGCCCGCAAAAAAACCAGCGGCAACGAAAACTGAAGCGGCAGCATCGCCCGAGGACGGCGAAGACCTTCCGTGGAACTAACGAAAAACACTCAAAATTATGATTAGTCTATCAATCAAAACAGAAAAACTGGAGAAGGAACACATCATCGCGGGCAAGAACGGCAAGATCGTCGCCGTGGTCTTATTTGAGAACAAGGACGGCAAGAATCAATACGGCGATGACGGATATGTCGTTCAAAGCGTGAGCAAGGAAGCACGCGAAGCAGGAGTGCGCGGCCCTATTGTCGGCAACTGGCGGCACATCGGCCAAGGGGCCAGCGGCAACGCAACCACCCGCAACAACGAAACGGAGGGCGACGATCCGTTTTAATTATGGACGCCACGACCTACCGCAACACGGAAGGCATATCGGCCTCCGACATCAAGTGGATATTGCCGCCGAAAACCCCGGCGCACTATCACGCATACAAGACGGGACAGATCGTGCGGGAAGAAACCCGCGCGCTTGTCATCGGCACGCTCTGCCATCTGGCGGTGCTGGAACCGGAACGCTTGCCCACGGCTTTTGCCGTGCGGCCAGCGGGCCTCGACTTCCGCACCAAAGACGGCAAGGCATGGAAGGAAGCGCAGGGCGACAAGCCCATCTTGGACGAAACGGAAGCGGCCATGCTTGACGGCATGACGAAATCCGTTGCCGCACACCCCGCTGCTGCCGCCCTGCTTGATGGGGCGCAGCGCGAGGTAAGCTTGTTCAAGGAACACCGCACGGGGCTAAAGCTCAAGGGACGGCTCGACGTTCTCGGCGATGGCTACGTGGCGGATGTTAAGACCGCCGAGGCAGGGGATGCCGGGGGCTTTGCCGCCGCCGTCTTCCGCTACAATTACCATGTTCAGGCGGCAATGTATTGTCAGCTTGCCGGGGTGGAGCGGTTCTCGTTCATCACGGTCGAGAAAGTCGCCCCGTTCGCGGTAGCGGTCTATGACCTGTCGGCCAAGGCAATTCAAGTTGGGCTTAACTCGCTCAACTACGCTTTGGACACCATCAGTGCGTGCGAGGAGGCGGGCGAATGGCCCGCTTACGCGCGGGACGCGCAAACGCTCGACCTTCCGGCATGGGCCTACAAGTTGGCGGAAGGGAGTGGGCAATGAATCTCCACGAACGAGCCGCCTGCGACGGCCTGCTACCGGATGAGGATACGCCCATCGCGTCGCACATGGAGTGGTTGCGCGATCACTGCGAGCGATTGCAGTGGGAGTTAGAACGCACCAGCCGGGAACTGATTGAAGCAACCGCGAAGCTGCGGGCGGGAGGAAGCAAACAATGACCGCGCCCCCACGCACATGGTGGGTAGTATTTAACCCCTACCGAAACGAATCCCCGCAAGTGCGGCATGAATATTTCGCCACGGCGCAGCAAGAGGCCGAGCGCATTTGCCGGGTCGAGGGGGTCAAAGTCCACGTCCTCAAATGCGAGGGCACATGGTTCCCGCCACAGGCACCGGAGCCAAGATGGGAGGTGCGGCGATGACTTGGCAACCCGAACTGACGTTTGCGCCCGTCGAGACGCACAAGCGTCCGACGCAGGCTGGCCGCATCCTCGCGTATTTACGCGCGGGGAACCGGATCACGGCGCTGGAGGCACTGGAGCGGTTTCAGTGCTTCCGGCTCGCCGCGAGGATTCACGAATTGCGACAAGACAACTGGCAGATCATCGAACGCACGGTCGAGACGGCCAGCGGCAAACGGATCGCGGAATACTCGCTATGAAGATTGAGCCGTCCTTCTGCGACCACTGGAAGACTAAGCGCCTGCACCGCGTATGCGGGGCCGAGGCGGTCTTGGGCCTGCTCCGCTTGTGGGGGCAGGCCAAGATCAAGCGGCAATACACGGGCCTTGTCCTTAACCCGACCAAGCTCGCCGCCGTAATGGAATATCCCGGCGACGAGGCGTTGCTGTGGGCGACCATGACCGACCCCGCTGCCGCATGGCTCGACGGCGCAGAGGACGGCACATGGTCGCTACACGGCTACGCCGAGCATCAAGCGCAGATTATCCGGCTTTGGGAGATTGGGCGCAAAGGGGGGAGGCCAAAAACCGCCATTCCTTCCCCCATACCCCCTTCCCTTAATACATCCTCTTCCTCTTCCTCTTCACCCATTAGCGAACCAAATGGAAACCATATGGTTTTTCAGACCCCCACCTTGGAGGAATTTATAGAGGCGGGGAGGCAGGCGGGGATTGAGCGGGAGATTGCCGAGGAAATCTGGCACGACAACGAATCGCGCCCGATTACCCCGGATGGGAGATGGACGGACTATCGCGGCAACCCGATTGCGAAATGGCAGGCGAACATGAGCGCCCGCGCCTTGCAGATGAAAAGTCGCCGAGGCGGCGTCATCACCAAAACGCACAACGGGGCAAACGGGAAGACCGAGACCCCGTGGGCAATAAAACAGCGTCTGGAGGCTATTACGCGCGAAATAGAGGGCATCCGAGCGGACAGACGGAATCGGATTCCCGACCCGGAGAAACCTTGGGAAAGCACAATGGCCCCGAACGCGGCGGCAAAGGTCAAGGCTCTAAAGGCAACAGCGCAAGAGTTGAACCGCAAACTTGCGCTTTCGGAAAAGGAGGCGGCATGAGCGAAACCCTTCGCCCCTTCCGCCTCGCAACGCTCATGGAGGCCGTCAAGATTGCCGAGCTTCGCTATCTGGAGGCGCGGGTCGGCGGGATGAACAACGCCACGACCTACCAAAGCGATTTCGTCGAGGTCATGTCACGCGACGTTGGCGGCATCCTTGCCGAGTTGGTTGTCGGGCGAAAGTTCAGCCGCACGTTCCTCCCGGCGATTAACACGTTTCACAAGCAGGCGGACGTTGGCGAGGACATCGAAGTGCGGTCAACCCCGCACCTTAACGGATCGCTCATCCTGCGCGACAACGACGATCCGGGGCGTCGATACGTGCTGGTCATTTGCGACCCGATGGCAGGCTTTGAGGTTAAGGGGTGGTGCTACGGCATCGAAGCCATGACGGACGAATGGCACATGAAGGGCGAGGGACGCCCGCATTGGCGCTACAAGGGGCCGCTGCGGGCTTTTTCTACGCTGACGCTGGAACGACCCAAGGACGCACCGACCAATGCCGAGACGGCCAGCGCGGAGTATTCGTGGTGAGCCAGACGCTTATGCGATGGATCGCAGACAACAACCTTGACCCGCGCCTTGTCATGAACGCGCTGCAAGATCACGGTAAATGCTCTGACCTTTGCGTCGAGGTCGAGGACGTAGGCAATGGGGGCGAATGCTTGCGGTGGTTGGTGCAGCGTGACGTAAGGGAATATCGGAGAGCGGGAAAATGAGCGAAGCATACAAACAACTGCCGGGTCATCAATACGCTGGCAAGACGATGGGACGCGGACACAGGCAGCGCAGTAAGATTATGAAGGCACTCAAGGGCGTGGCGTCTTTGGCTTTGATTGATGAGGTGATGCGCGAGGATAGGCAAAGGGTTTTTGCTATGGCCCCCCCGGTAAGGAATCTTTTTGAAGGGCGGAAATGACGCGGTTTAGGGGTCATTCGGTGTTAATTTGAGTGTTAACTGCGCGTTGTAAAAGTTAACACGAAGTTGACACGGACGATGTTGACATGACTGTCCGCGCTCTTGCCGCCGCCCTCGGAATTACCGGGGCCGGGGCGCATAAGTGCATCAAGCGCGGGATGCCCATCGACAGCATTGAAGCCGCTCAATCTTGGTATCAGCGCAATGGCCGCAGCCGCATAGCGAGCCAGCCCCGGCCAGCGCCGAGCCCGACTCCCGCCGAAAGTTCCACGGAGAACGAAGAATCCCCCGAACCCGCCGAACCCGAACCCGTCGCGGAACCAACCAAGACCTTCACCGATACCGACAACTGCCGGGAGGCGTTAAACGAGCAAAGGCAGCTACGCAAACACGCCGCCGCCCAAGTCGCGCGCCTGCACCACTCCGGGGATATCGAGGCATCTCGCCGCTGGGCGCAAACGCATCAGCAATACATCGCCAAGCAAGTCGCCTATGAGCGACAGCTTCGTGACCTTATGGAGCGGGACGGCAAGACGATGCAAGTCGAGGACGCCGAGCGGACATATCGGCAAGTCTTTAGCGATCTGCGGCAAAAGCTGGTCGCTGCCCCCGCCGCCTTGTCCGCGCAACTTAATCCGAACGACCCGATCCACGCCCAAGGGATCATGGAGAACTGGATCAGAATGCTTTTCAAAGAAACCAACCGACCAAATGAAAACCGTAACACTGCCACTTGATAAACTCATTGCCTACGCAGGCAACCCGCGAAAGAACGATCACGCCGTCGAGGCCGTAGCTTCTGCCATCAAACGCTTTGGCTTTCGCGTCCCGGTCTTGGCGAAGTCGGACGGCTCGCTGATTGACGGACATCTGCGGGTGAAGGCCGCAAAGCACCTTGGCATGGAGGAAGTGCCTGCCGTCTTGTGCGACGATTTAAGCGAGGCCGACATCAAGGCTCTGCGGATTAGCATCAACCGCATGGCGGAACTGGCCGAGTGGGACGCTGAGCTATTGAGCGCGGAGCTTGAGGGATTGGCGGCGGAAGGGATCGGGCTGGAGGACGTTGGGTTTGATGAATCATCTCTGAAAGAGCTTGGCGCATTGCTGGATCAACCGCCCGGAGAGTTGGGCGAGGGGCAATACACCAAAAAAATCACTGTTCCAATTTATGAGCCACAAGGCCCCAAGCCACCAGTGTCCGAGTTGTTTGATTCGGAAAAAACTGAACGACTTTTGCAGAAGATCAGCGAAGCCAACTTATCAGAAGAAATCGAAAAATTTCTTTGCTTGGCTGCTCACAGACACGCCGTGTTCAACTTTCAGCAAATCGCGGAATACTATGCTCACTCCGAACCAGAAGTGCAGCGACTATTTGAGGAATCCGCATTAGTCATTGTCGATTTCAACAAAGCACTGGAATCGGGCTACGTCACTTTAGGAGAAAAACTGCGCGACTCATACTTGGAGGACTTCAACAATGAGCAGTAAGGCTGATTTGCCGCTCATGATGATTCTCACTCATGGGCGTCCCGAGAGAGTCCACACTTACGACTCGCTGCGCCGACAGGGCTACACTGGCCGCATCTGCATCCTTATCGACAACGAGGACAAGATGCGCGCCGAATATGAGCGGAAGTTTGGCGATCAAGTTTATGTGTTCGACAAGATAGCAGAAGCGAAAAGAACAGATGCGGGTGATAATTTTCCGCACCGCAAAGCCATTGTGTATGCGCGTAACGCATCATTCAAAGCTGCCAAAGACCTGGGCTATCGTTACTTCGTCCAGTTAGACGATGATTACACGAAATATCGCTATCGCTTCAATCATCGCATGGCCTTTGCATCGGGCGAAGAACTTATAGAAGTCAAAAACATGGATGCAGTGACGCGCGCACTGCAAAAATTTTACGAAGAGAGCGGAGCGGTCGCCATGTCGATTTCACAGGGCGGAGATTTCATCGGTGGCGCTGGCAACAACTACATCAAGGATGGTTGGCACCTAAAAAGAAAGTGCATGAATTTCTGGTTTTGTGACACGGAAAAGCCCTTCGCGTTTATGGGTCACATGAATGAAGACTGCACGGCGTATGTGCTGCATGGTCTTCGAGGAGGGTTATTTTTCCACGTTCCTCTAATTGAACTAACTCAGATGCCAACGCAGAAAACGGCGGGAGGAATGACCGACGTTTATCTGGAAAGCGGAACGTATGTGAAAACATTTTACACCGTGTTGGCCGCTCCATCATGCACGAAGATAAATACCGTGTGTCCGTCGAGCGGACGCATTCATCACAACATCAAGTGGAACAACGCCTGCCCAAAGATCATTGACGAAAAATGGCGCAAGGCGGCATGAGCAATAAAGAAGACACTGCAGAGCTTCCGCCGTGGATTGCTTCATTCGCCGCAATGCACAAAAGGCTTTGCGAGTTAGAGCATCAAAGCCGCCTGCTTCGTGAGGAAATGCAATTCATTCGTCGCAATATCGACGCGAAAAAACATGACGCTCACCGCACAACTTGACCGAAGCCTGCGCGATGTGTTCGCACCCATCGACACGCGCAGCGTTTGGCAATGGGCCGAGGACGAGATCGTGCTGTCCCGCCGTCAGACCGAGACGCCGGGGCCGTATTCAACCCTGCTCACGCCCTACGTCCGCGAGCCGTTGGAGTGCTTTAGTGATCCGCGAGTGACCGACCTCGCGCTTTGCTTTGGAACGCAGACCAGCAAAACAACCATCGTCATGATCGGAACAGCATGGCGCATGAGCAACAATCCTTTCCCGACCCTTTGGGTCATGCCCACGGAAAGCATGGCGCGCTCGTTCTCCGAGAATCGCTGGCAACCGATGGTTGATGACTGCCGCCCTTTGGCCGCGCTCAAGCCGCACAATACGCATCGCTACAAGACGCTGGAGCAGCAGTTCAAAGACGCCACGCTGACCTTCGTCGGGTCTAACTCGCCCTCAAATCTGGCTTCGCGTCCTGCCGGGTTGTTGGTCATGGACGAGACGGACAAGTTTGCCGAGGCCACGGAAAAGGAATCCTCTGCCGTAGCCTTGGCCGAGAATCGCACCAAGAGCTACACGAACGCGCTCCGGGTGAAGACCTCGACACCGACCACGCCAGACGGCGAAATCTGGACGGCATTTCAATCGGGCGATCAGCGCTATTACTACGTCCCGTGTCCGCATTGCGGCGACAAGCAACGGCTGGAGTTCTCACAGGTCAAATGGGACAAGGAGGCCAAGCTCGACGGCAAGTGGAACGAGGACGCTGTGCGCGCTTCGGCTTACTACGAGTGCGCGGCTTGCCAAGGCAAGATCACGGACGGCCACAAAACCAAGATGCTCCGCGAGGGCGAATGGCGCGCAACTAATCCCGCCGCCTCTGCGGGACGCCGCAGCTATCATCTCAACTCGCTTTATGCGCCATGGCGTTCCTGCGGCTTTGGCGAACTGGCGGCAAAGTTTTTGCAGGGGAAGGATACGCCCGCCGATTTGCAGGACTTCAACAACTCAACGCTGGCGATTCCATACGCGCCGATCGACGTAAACGTGCGCGAGGAAAAGGTGAGGCAATGCCGGGACGTTTCGTGCGAGTGGCAAAAGATCCCGCCGCACTGCTCCGGGGATCGCCTGGCTTATTTATTCCTCGGCGCTGACCCCGGACAAAATCAGACGCATTGGGTTGTTTCCGCGATCAGCATCACGGGAGAGATTACACCGATTGATTGCGGCACGGTCTTGTCGCCCGAAGACCTTATTGCCTTCGTGCAGGAAGATAACCCCGCGCGTCTTCGTTACCTCGACGCGGCGGGCAATGACGTTTTTATTCAGCGCGGGCTTGTCGATAGCGGCTACCTCACCGAGCGCGTTTACAATGTGTGCTATGCCACGGCCCCGGTGCTGTGGCCGAGCAAGGGAAGTGACGCAGCCTTCGGCAAAGACCCAGTGCGATACACGCGCTTGCAACAACCCGAAGGCTTGGGGCTTTACACCTACATCGACCAAACGCTCAAGACGGAGTTCTATGATTGGCGAATCAATCGCCGCCGCGTTCCGCTTTTCCGTTTGTCGATCGACGCCCCGGACTCGCTCATCGCGGGACTCAGCGGGCAGCAACTCATGACGAAGCGCACGGCGGGCGGGACGCTGCAAACGTGGAAGAAGTTGCCGAACGATCACTACGGGGATTGCTGCAAGCTGGCCGTGGTTAGTTGGCAAATTCTCCGGGGGAATTTTGACGCGGGCGCGGCTCCGTCAGAAGAAGTGACTCCGTAAACCCTCTGTTTTCAAGGGTTAGGGGGGGGGTGAAAAAAAAGATGAAAAAGGTGAAACTTTTCCCTTTACAAAGACAAGCGGTTGTCTTAATTTGGGGGAGTAATGAAAACACAGAACACAAACACAACTCAGATACTCAACACGTTCAAATGCGAAACCGGAGTCGGCATGGAAATCGCCTGCGGTAAAATTTCTGCCTACGTCTATTTCAACAAGTGGGGCATCGACATTTGCCAGAACAACGCGAGCCATCGCGCGTGGAAGGGCATGGGCAAATTCTACCGCAGCCTCGACGAAGCTCTTAATCATTACCGCTCGGACGCCATGCGGAAGATTCTTTTTGTTGCCGCTGCGCACCGCGAAGCCATTGCCGCCTAATCAATTAACCAACCGAACACAGAACAATGAAAACCATACAACAAATCCTCGCCAAGCAGGGCAACCCGTCTTACTGCAAAATTGAAAACGGCCTGTTTATGCCGCTCGTCATTGAGCGCATCGGCACCGGGCCAAACGGGCATCCAGCAATCTCCGTTGCTCACTACTACGAGCAAAACGGCGACCTGCTGACCGATCCCGAAATGTGCTTTGAGGAATGGGACGGCAAGCTGTGGCCGTATTATTTCAAGGCTTGCACGGGCTTTGAGCAAACCGTTTATTTCACCCGTGAAGACGGGGCCAAAATGATTCGCCCAACCGTGAAGCGGGAGCTTCAACAATTCGCAAGCATATGGAACCGCAACATCCGCGAGCAAGGATTTGTCGAAGCCGCGACTAAAATAAAGGGGGCAGCATGAGCAAACAAACCGACATCAGCAAAGCCGCCGCCGCCCTTGGCAAAAAGGGCGGGGCGGCAGGCACAGGCAAGGCCAAGGCCCGCAGCAAAAAGCATTACAGCGAAGCGGGAAAAAAATCCGGGGAGGTTCGCCGCATCCGAGCTTTGCAGCGCAAAGGGGCCATTTGACCGATTTTCGATTTGTGCTAATCTTCGCACCGATGAGATTCACACCTCGCCCGCGTGGCCGCAATGGACCACGCAACCTCGGATGCTAAACGAATAGACGATCAACTGGCGCATCACGCCAACCCGCTTGACGATTACCGCGTCGGGCCGGAGTTGCCGAAGGATGCGCTCTCGGATCACTGCCTCGACGGAATCGCACAATTCCGCGAGCAGATGCGCCGTGACATGGCCGCGCTCATCACCAAGGGCGCAGGCATTGACGCCATCTTGCTTTACTTGCAGGGCATTATCCGCAGGGGCGTCGAGGCGGGAGCCGCCGAGTGGATGGAGCAGGAGAACGATCCCGGCTCTTGCGCGCGGGGCGAGGAGGCTGCGCTCATCATTTTGCAAACCGTCACGGGCACGCTCATGGGCGAGGGCGGTTATGTGCGCGCCTCGGCGCGGCAGATCGCCATGCACGGCTACGCGCTCCTGTTTGCCCTTGGCCGCACGCGTATGACTGAGACTCAGATTGCCGAAAAGTTCGGTTATACGCGGGCCAACGTCAGCGCCACGGTGCGGCAATATAAACGCAAATTTGACCTTCGGCAATCGCGCGGAATGAAGTCAGACCGTGCGGTCGAGGTTTATAGAAAACGGGCTAAAAAAGTCCATAACCAAAGAAAAGAAACACAGAACAAATGCAAAACGAACTACACCTCAACCAACCGTCTCTCAACCTTGAAGTCTGCGTTGATGCAGAAACTTGTGCCGCAGAGCTAAAACGCTGCGCTCACGAAGCCGACCGCTGCGCGGCCCTTGCCCAAGCCGGGGCCGAGCTTGCCATCGGTCACGCTTGGAACGCGGGGGCAATCTGCAATAAGGCAAAGGAAATCTTGCCGCACGGCGAGTTCTTGCCGTGGCTTAAAAAATGCGCGGAAGAACAAGACCGCTCAATCGTTACGCTGAACAAGTGGATGAGGCTGGCAAATAAAAAGTTAGATTTTTATTTGAGCAACGAGAACGTGAGAGGAATCAATGACGCCTACAAGTTGACGGGCATTATTCCGGAGCCAGAACTCAAAACCGAAGGCGAGGGCGAAAGTGACAAGGACAAGCAGCCATTCTCGCTATCTTTCCGCACAGTCTATCGTCTCCCGTCCGAGTGGAGCCGCGATGCGGCAAAAGACTTTCTTTACGAGTTCGATCGCCTTGCCCGCTTGGCCGTGCAGTTGAAAACGGAGTTCGGCCTGTGAGCGCGGATCGCCTTATGCCCGCGCTGATCTTTTGCTTCGCGTCGATTGGCTTTGTTTGGTCGCTAGAAGCAGTTGCGCGTTTTTTTTGCAGGTGGTTCGGCTGGTAAACGTCGCGCATTGACATTGAGAGAATAAGCATGACCTCCGAGTTGGCAGGAATCAGGAAACACTTAAAACGCACAAAGACATTAGCGCAGCTAAAGTCATTGGCAGACGAACTGTATTCCATTGCTGACTCGGAGGTCGTTATTACTTCGACCGGCTTTGAGGGTGGAAGCGCCAGCGGGCAGGCGCGCAAGTATAGCAAAGGCGACATCCTCAACATCGTCGAAGACATGATCGAGGACTTGGAGCCATCCGCCGAACCCGCGAAAGTTCGCAGCGCCGGGATGGTCTATGCCGACTGGAGCGAGGCACCTGCTCGCATCTGATCGTTTGACAGGCCGCGCCGTGCGTGGCCGAAAATCAAACGAAATCAAAGCGCGGAGGATTCCGCCCCGGAGCCGGACGCCCGCGCAAGCCCGAAGCAAAAAACGCGGCGTATGAGGCTGGAGAGCTTTACCAGCCGGGCAGGACTTTTATTTACATGCCGACGGTTGAGCCTCGGCAAGAGCTAACCAACGGAACGCGGGTCAACATCATGCGGAAGGCCCGGTGGCTTTACAACAATGTCGGCCTTGCCGCGCGCGCGGTGGACGGCGTGGCGCGTTACGTTTGCGGGACCGGCATTATCCCCGCCGCCCGCAGCGCGGACGAGGCATGGAACAAGCAAGCCGAGGAAATGTTTGAAGACGCTTGCGGGCGTGAAGCGTTCGGCTTCGACGCAGCCGGGCAGGTCAACTTTTACGAAGCGCAGAGCTTTATCATTCGCCACGTCGCTATCGACGGCGACTTTTTCGGGCAGTTTATCAAGAGCGACAGCGGGCGCGCGTTGGTCCGCTTCATGGGTGCCGAAGCCGTCGGCAACGCCTCGGCTCCGCTGGATCAAGACCAGTGGCAGGACGGCGTGCGGGTGGATCGCTACGGCAAGCCGACGCAATACCGCGTGCTGGCTGAAAACAAAACCAACACCACTGACGTATCCGCTGACGACATTTTGCATTTTCGCCGTCCCGTTCGCATCGGCTACACGCGCAGCCCGTCTTGGCTGGCCCGTGCCGCAATTCACCTTCACGACATGGCCGATATTGTCAGCTACACCAAGCAGACATTCAAACTCGCCAGCCAGCCAGCTTTCATCATCGAGTCGCCCGACGCCATGAACATCGGCATGGGAGCCGCGTTGAAAAAGCAGGACACCGGCAGCGGCAGCGTCACCCTCGACAAACTCTATTCACAGTCCGGCGTCGTGCAGTTGCCACCCGGCAGCAAATTGCAGCAGTTCAAAAACGAGCATCCCGGCAATAATTTTCAAGCGTTCTTAGACTTTCTTGCCCGCGACATTTCGTGGGGCATCGGCCTTTCGCCCGAAATGCTGTGGTCGGTGGCAGGCATTGGCGGCGCAAACACCCGCTATGTGCTGGCCGACGCACAGGTTTTTTTCTCCGAGTTGCAGGAGTGGCTTATCAATCAATTCTGTCGCCGCTTTTGGAAATACTGGGTGTGGCAGGAAATCCAAGCCGGTCGCCTGCCGCTGCGCGACGATTGGTGGAGAGTGGACTTCATCCCGCCTGCCCGCGCCACAGTGGACTTTGGCCGCGACACGAAGGCCTTACTAGAAATCGTCCGCACCGGCGCCATGTCCACCCGCCGCTTTGCCGAGATGCATGGGCTGGACGAGGAGGCCGAAGAGGATGCAGCGATTGCTGCCGCTGTTCGTCGCAAGGAAAAATGCGAAGCCGCGGGCTTGAGCGTCACGGACGTTTTCCCGCCTGCGCCTGGTTCACCCATTGCCTCAGAACCAACGCAAGATGCGGAAGTGGCGACGCCCCCACCCGCTGACGTTTGACACCCGCAGGGGTGCATGTCCCGAAAATGGTATGCGTTTAAGGCAGCTTCCGACAAGATCGGCGAGGTTGAGCTTTCTATCTACGACGAAATCGGTGCGTTCGGCATCGGCGCAAAAGAGTTCATTGCCGAACTCCGCGAATACAAAGGCCAGCACGTCCACCTCCGCATCAACTCCCCCGGTGGAGAAATCATCGACGGCTCGGCCATTGCCAACGCCTTAAACCGCCACGAGGGCGGAGTCACCGTTCACATCGACGGCCTTGCCGCTTCGATGGCGAGCTACATCGCCATGTCGGGCAACCCGACCTACATGAGCGACAACGCCCTGCTCATGATCCACAACCCGTGGACCCTGGCCGCCGGTGAAGCCGACGACCTCCGCAAGCAGGCCGATTTGCTCGACACCATGAAGGCCACGCTGGTGCGCGGTTATCAGCGCAAAAGCGGCCTGCCATCCGAAGAAATCAGCCGCCTCATGGACGAAGAGACCTGGCTGACAGCCCTGGAAGCTGCCGCGCTCGGCTTTGTCGATGCCATCGAAGACGGCATCCCCGCCGCCGCCAGCATCAAAGATTTGCGCTCGCGATTTGACAGTTTCGCCAAGCGTAACATGCAAAACGCTGAAAACTCCGTTGTTTCCGAAGCCGTGACCGCTCCAGCGGTTGAGCCGGTCGCGGAAGAAACCCCCGTTGTCGAAAACGCACCGGTCGTTGCCGAAGCAGAAGTCAAAGACGAATCCGCCGAAGAAATCGCATCCCTCAAGCAGGAAGTCGAACGCCTCACCAGCGAACTTGCCAGCAAAGACGAGGAACTGAACTCCGTCAAAGCCGACCTCGCCGCGCGTGAAGTCGAAGCCGAAGCCTCTGCCGATGAACTGGCGAAAGTCAAAGCATCTTTCGTGGCGTTGGAAAAATCCACCGGCGTTGCCGCAGTAACCGCGGCACCTGCCGCCAAGTCCGAAGAGTCCGACCCTGTGTCGCAGTGGATGGCCGCAGTCGAGGCCAAGGACTACGCAACCGCCAACCAACTTTTTGCCGAGCACAAGAAGGCCATTTGGGCCGCTCGCGCCTCACTTTCCAAGGCCACCAGCTAAGGAAAAACCAACAACCAACAAACCCAACCTAATCAACCAAAGATATGGCTAACGTATTCGATTCCGGGCTGGTGGTCGCCACCATCTCGCAGCAAGTGCAAACGGTCTTGGCTAATCGCCTCGCCCCGCTTCGCATCTTCACCACAGACTTCTCCAACGAGGTCAAGAAAGCAAAGGACACCATTCAGGTGCCCATCGTCTCGGCAACCAGCGCCACCGCTGTTAACCCGACCAATTTTGAACCCGGCTCCGATGTGACCGTTGGCAAGGCCACCGTCACCTTGGATCACGTGGCTCAGTTCTTCGGCATCAGCCAAGCGGATCTCGCGCTCGGTCATCGCCTTGAGAACCTCATCAAAATCAACGTGGACGCTCTGGCCGACAAGCTCTGGAGCATCGCCATTACGCCCGTGACCACGGTCAACTTCGGTGCGGCCACCGTCACTACGACCACGATCACTCCCGGCAGCGGCCATCTGGCCTCGCTTTGGAGCAAGATCAGCAAGTCCACCAACAAGGGCTTGGTCGTCACCCCGTCGATCTACTCGGCGCTCATCCCCACCAACGCCGATTTCCTGCCGCTCCAGAACGGAGCCTACGGATTCGACCAGGGCATCTACTACGCCAACAGCTTCACCGGCGCAGTCAGCGGCCTCGACGGCTTTGCCTGCTCGCGCGAAGCGGTGTGCGTGGCTGCGGCCAAGCCGATGATCGACCCTGCGGTTTCCTCGCAGTTCCAGATCAGCGATCAAGTCGTGACCTTGGATCAGCTCGGACTTTCCGTTTACTGGAACGTCTGGGGCAGCACCAACAATCGTCAGGTCAACGCCTCCATCGAGCTTATGTTCGGCGCGGCCCCCGGCCTCACGTCCGACACGATGGCGCTCATCATCTAAGTGTGTGTTCACCTCCCGGCGGATTGAGTGGCCCGCCGGGAGTCTCCATCTGGGTTTCGACCCGAAGGGTCACGGCTTCCACTCGGCTGTGGCCCTTTCCTTTTTTTAGCAAGTGGCAAAAATTCATCTTGGCATAATTTGCGGCAACGAAGCGGACAACATCAGCCGCTTTCTCGACAGCTTTCAGCCGCACGTTGATTCCGTCTCTGTCGTCCGCGCCATCGGCAATCAGACGCCAGACGCCACGCTGGACATCGCCAAGGCGCGCGGATGCCTCACCGGGGAATACCTCAACAGCGAGGCAGGCAAAGATTGGGCGCATGTCGATAACTTCGCCGCCGCTCGCAACCAGACATTCGCGCTGGCCCCCGAAAGCACGGACTGGATCATGTGGGCCGATTGCGACGATTTGCTGACTCCTACGGGCGCGGAAGTCCTGCGGATGATACGCGAGGGGCATCCGATGGAAGGCGACGCCATTTTCTCGCCGTATATCACAAATGCTAACGGCAGTTACGCGCGGCGCATCCGCATGGTCAAAGCCGCCGCGTTCAAGCAATGGATCAATGCCGTTCACGAAGACATTGAGACGAATGACAACACGGAAAATTCATGGTGCGCGGAATTGCAAGTCATGCACATGCCGCAGACCAACAAACGCGGCAGCGTCACCCGCAACCGCAACATCCTAGAAAGCATCCCGCCCGAAAAGCGCACGGGACGAGAGTGGTGGTTTTTATTCCGCGAATGCGAAATTCAGCAGGACATTCCAACTGCTATGCACGCCGCTGTCATTGCCACGGGCAGGGAAGACCTCGGCGACGAAGAAAAGTTTGTGGCCTATCAGACGATTGGCCGCTGGATCAAAGACGTGGACGAAGCCGAGCGCCCGCTGCTGGAAGCCGTGCGTCTCATGCCGCACCGGCGGGAAGGCTATGCCGAGCTTGCCAAGCTGCACCTCGCGCGCGGCAAGGCCAGCAAAGCGCTGGCCTATGCCAATGCGATGGAGGCACAAGCCATGCCGGACGAACCCTCATGGACACACGACGCCTCTCTCTACGGCTGGCGAGCGCACGATTTGAAAACGCTGGCCCTTGCCAAAGCCGGGCACACCAAAGAAGCAGCACGCCTCCGCAAAGAATGGCAGAAGCGCCTCAAGCCCCGCATCGCCGTAGGACACCCGGCGGGCAGAGGGCAAAAGGACATCGAGGTTCGCAACCTTTGGCTGGAGCGCGCCGCGCACCCGGAGCGGGTGGCGTATTATTTCGGCATCTGCGAGAGCGACACGGAGGTTGTCGAGCAGTTGCAACACTACCCGCACGGTCTGGCTCCTGCCGTGCCCGAAGGCCACAGTAGCGCCGTGGCGAACTACAATGCCGCCGCCCGCGCAGCCACCGCATCTGGGGCGCGCATCTTTATCATGGCGCAATCGGACGTTTACCCGCCGCACGGCTGGGACGAGCAGGTCATCCAAGCCATGACGCCACACATGGATAAACCGACCGTGCTGCATGTTTCGGACGGCTTCGATCAGCCCGGCGAAAAGCTCATGACCATCATGACTTTCAACTGGCGGTGGTGGCTGGGTAGGGATTGGCTGCTTTGCCCCGAATACGACGGCTACTGGTCGGACACCGAGTTCAGCTTTCGCGCTTACCGTGACGGCGCAGTCGAACAAGCCCGACACATCAAGTTCTACCACGATCACCCGCTTTTTACCGGGGCAGCGACCGACGAGTGCTACCGACGCCAGCAAAATCCCGAAGCCAATGAGCGCGGGAAAACCATATTCAAACGCCGCAACCCCGACGCGGTAGCCGAAGGGTGGGTTAAATGACTTTGCAAATCCTCATCCCGACCATGCCGGGGCGTGAAAAGATGCTGGCCGAGCTGCTTGCCGTGCTGCAGCCGCAGCTTGTTAGAGGCGTGAGCTATTTGACCGACGACGGCCCCGGCACCATCGGAGCCAAACGACAGCGCATGATCGAAGCGGCCACCGGCGATTACATCGCCTTTGTGGACGACGACGACATGGTTTCGCCCGATTACATTGCGCGCATCTTGCCTTGTCTCAAGACCAAGCCCGATTGCGTCGGCATCACTATGCACGTCACAATGGACGGGCGAGACTGGCATCCGTCGCCCATTTTTCGCCACAGCTACCGATTCCGCGAAAACTTCCAATGGCACGGACAAGACCGCACGCCGCACCATCTCTGCCCGCTACGGCGCGACATGGCGCTGAAAAGCCGATTTCCCGATATGATGTGGGGTGAGGACTACCGCTATGCCCTTGGCCTTTTGCAGCACATAAAGACCGAAGAATGGAGCGGGGACGACCCGATCTATTTTTACCGCTACCGCAGCAAACCGACCGACCCGCCGCCGCCCGCCGATCAGCTTTGACAGGGGCCGGTCAATAATGAACCGCTCGTCTCTTGCCGAGTTTGCCAAGCTCGCCGCCAACACCATAAAAGCGAGCTTTGGCAGCACCGTGACTTTTGGCACAGCTTGGAACGGGGCCCCGCGCACTTTCACTTGTGCCGTCTCCACGGGCACCCCGGAGCTTAACCTTGAGTCGGGCGGCTACCAGCAGCCGGTGGAATACGTGGTGCGCGTGAGCAAAACCGATATGTGCGAAGCACCAGCCGTGAAAAGCCCTGTCACCATCGACGGCAAAAACTACCGCGTGATCTCCGTGCGGCAAAACTTTAGCCCGCTCGCGCAGGAGTGGATCGTGGAGGTTGGCAACCCGTGAACCCGTTGGAAGTAGAAAAGGGCGTAGCGGCCTACCTACGCGCATTAAACACCCTTCCCGTAGGCACTCAGGTTCACGAGTCGGTAACTACCGCCGATTTGAACTTTGAAAAACAGGCCGTGGTGGTCGAGGTCAGCGATGCCGAGCACCGGGGGCCGGGCGCGTTTCTGGTCAACCTCACCGTCAGCCTGCGCTCGCCGTCTATGGCCGTCAGCCTCTCCGACCACAGCAGTCTCTTCGGCACTCTCGTGACCGCCATCGAGGCGCAAAGCGCTTTCCGCACCGCCTTTGATGCCGCCGCCACAGGCGTGGATTTTGCGGGCAGCTACATCACCGCCGTGCCGGGGCCGTCTTTCGAGGACCGCGCGTGGATCAACTCCATGCAGGTCGCCCTTGGCGTCGCCGTTTGACACCTCACCGCAGCGTATGAGCGACAAAGCCGTCAAAGAGCAACCAGCCCCCGCCTCCAGCGGCCCGCGTGGTGCCGCTATCGAAGCCCGCCTCGCCAAAAAGCCCCAAAAATAAACCGCCATGCCTTCCATCGGAATCACCAGCACAGACATTGCCGAGCCGTCGAACTCGACCACGGAAGAGTTCACTACAGACACCTCGCTCGAAGTCGCCACCATCCGCGACAAAACCGGCGTCACCAAGCACGTTTCTAAACTTGGCTATTCCACCACGACCTTTACTCGTCGCGGTCGCGGCGTCGGCGACCTTTCGGGCGTCACCGCGGGAGCCATAAGCGAAGGCACCGTGAAAATCCTTTCCGTTTCCAACACCCAGACCGCCGACGATTTTCCGTCTTACGAAATCAACGGCGTTCGCAAAGACGACCTCGCTTAACCTATGGCCTCCTCCGTTGCAGATATCGGCGTAACCGCTTACAGCGAAAACCTTACGCAATCCGTCCAGATCACCAAGTCTCTGGAAGAACTCCACATTGCCGAAAAGGACGGCACCTACGGGCAAGGCAAAGCCTTCGACCCGACTTTTGAAATCCAAGTCAGCGGACGCGGCGATTTCCCGTCCCTCGACGTAGGCGACGCGGCGACCATCACCGGCGTCACCAGCGGGGCGTCCGTCATTACCAACATTTCTATCACCGAGCGAAACGAGGATTACCCGGACTGGTCGTTCACGCAGAGAAACTGGCCCGGCGCGACGTTGGCTTAACGCGCCATGCAATTAAGAGTGGTCAAAAGCCGGTCGGAAAATCCGCTGGCTTCTATCGAAGGTGCAGGCGCGGTTGCCGCCTTGACTGCCGGATACAAACTACTGCCCGGCCAGCAAATCAAAAACTTCGAAGACTACATTGAAGAAACGCCCGAGGGTATCGTGCGGGAAACGATCTGGGTCTTTGACGACGCAATCACCGCAGATTTCAACGGCGAAAACCTGCCGCTCCAGGCGTTCTTTGCCCGCTTTCACGATGCGGCATGGTGCGATGCCAACGCCGGGCATCCCATCGCTTATCTCCGCCACCAGCACGACAACTCCACGCGCTTTCGTGAGCACTTCCGCAAGCACAAGCCGATGATTCTCCTACGCAAAGGCAAGCGCAGCGTCAAAATCCGTCCCGATCTAACACCCGAAGAAAAAGCAAAATGGCTCAAACGACTCTAACCGAAGAGGCTTTTTTGGAGCCTCAGCTTAAACAAATTGGCGACTTCAAACTCCGCCCATTCACCCTCGGCAGTGTCACGCTTTGCAAAAAGCTCGGCCTGTCTCAATTCACCGGCGAAAAGTCCGAGGAGCCGATGGATCAAGTCGAGCAACTGCGACAAGTGGCAGGCTTTTTGTTCATCCATTGCGAGCCGGTCGAGAAAGTCCTGCGCGCCGTCCGGGACAAACAAGGACTGGAGGACGAGCTGCTGCGCTACCAGTTGCAAATTCCGCTTTCCATCGTGCCGCAGGTTATGGAGGAAATTCAGCGCGTCGGTGATATGACCGGCGCGGCCTCGGTCGAGATCGTTGAAAAGCCCGCCGCTGCGGGCGCATCCCAAGCCTCGCCGCCGGGAAACTGACCGAGCCAGCGTGGATTGCGACCTTCGCGTTCACGCTGGCGCGAGAAACCGGCTGGCCCGAACATTACATCATCTGGGAACTGCCGCTTGCGCGTCTTTTGCAATACCAGCATTGCGCTTTGCGCGCCAATGACGTGTGGACCGTGCCGCCCGGACCACCGACAGGCGACACCGTGGACGCCTTCGAGCGCATGGCGGCTTTGACAGAGAGGTTTTCAGCAGAATGAAAACGCGCTTTGAAGTCGACTCAACCAAGCTAATGGAGGCTTTTCGCAAGTTTCAATTAGCCAGCAAGCGCAACGTCTCGGCTAATTTGAAACAACAGGCCAAGTTGCTGGTGGTCGATTTGGTCAAGGTCACGCCGCCAAACAAGAATTTTGACTACAACAAAAAGGGCGGCGAAACAGCAGCGCGCAACGACTTGGCAAAACTTTTTCGCGCTAGCAAGTCGCCCAGCGCCGAGCGCAACTTAGAGCGTGTCCACGAAGCCGCGCGCAATCGACGAGGCCGTGTTCCACGTGGAGTCGAGAAAGTGCGTGCGGCGGGCCTTGCCGCTTACCGCAAGACTGTCTTGGCCCGCGTTGGACGCATGGCCGCAGGCTGGAAGAACGCCGCCAACACGCTTGGCGCCAAGCTGCCCATATGGATTACACGCCACAGCCGCCCAGGCTTTGGCAAAATCAAGGCCACGGGATCAAGCATCGAAGTCGAGCTTGCCAATCAATCTGTCTATTCCGGCCAGAAAGACTGGGTCGAGCGCGGCGTGAAAGCCGCCATGAAACGCCGCTACTGGCAAATGATCAAACGCGTGAACTACGCACAAAGTCAATCGGCTAAACAGGCAGGATTCGCTACTACCTAACATGGCAACAGTCTCTACAAAAATGGTCTTGGATACCACGGGATTCAACCGTGGCATCAAATCTGCCGAGTCCTCCATGTCGAAGTTCAAGGCAGTTGCCGGGCGAGCTGCTTTGGCGGGAGTGGCCGCGGGCTTTGCGGCAGCCACCGCCGCCGCCGTTGGTCTAGCTGCCGGGGTCAAAAACGTCTTGGACATCGGCGGTGCGCTCTCCGACCTTTCTACCCGCACCGGCATTGCCGCAGGCGAACTGCGCGTCTTGCAAGAAGCCTTTAAGCAAAACGGCCTTTCCGCCGATCAAGTCGGCCCGGCGGTCAACAAACTTCAGCGTGCGCTGGTCGAAGCCGGGCAAAAGGGCGGCGAAGTGGCTCGCACCTTTGACGGCCTTGGGATCAACCTCGATCAGTTGCGCGGCATGACCGCCGCCGATCAGTTCCAAGCCATCGGCGCGGCAATCAATGCCTTGCCAGACCCCGCCGCCCGCGCGGCAGCGGCCATGCAGATTTTCGGACGCAGCGGCGGCGAATTGCTCACGCTGTTTGCCAACTCCGGCGCGCTTACACAAGCGGCGACCACGGTTGGTACGCAAGCGGAACTTCTGACGAAAAACGCCAACATGTTTGACCAGGCGTCAGACATCCTCGGCAGCGTCGGGACCAAGCTCGAAGGCTTCTTTGTCGGCGTGGCTGATCAGATTGTGCCGCTGCTCATGCCATTGCTAGAGCAGGCCAACGCCTTAGATTTTGCCAGTATCGGGCAATCGTTGGGGCAGGGAATTGCCTTTGCGCTGTCAGCTATTACCAGCGGCCAGATCGGCAACTTGCTGACGGCACAACTAAAGCTATCGGGGGCGCAGTTTATCAATACCCTCGTAAGTGGCTTGCTTGGCCTGTTGACCATAGTTTCCACGACCTTTCAGCAAATCCCTGAAAACTTTGTTACGTTGTTAGGAGTTGCGACTAAGCCAGAGTTTTGGGCTGGTGTTGGCCTGGGGCTGCTTTCCGCCGCGCAAAAGTTTGCCGCGATCATCAATGGTGCCGCCGCTGCGTTATTGGAGGCCATTTCAAAAGTTCCCGGCTTGGGTGCCGTGGGCGGGCTAGCCGCAACTTTCCGAGAGAGCCAATCCTCGCTTGAAGCATCGTCTTCTGCCACCGCCGCCGCCGCTGGAGAAAACCTTGCCGGTCCGATGGCTACCTTGCGCGATCAAATGACGCGCAATATCGACGAACTCATGGTCAACCTTGCGGAAACAATGGCTGGAGTCGGCAACGCTATCGACACCGCAGAACTTGAGGCCGCGCGCGACGCAATAGTTGGCGGCATTACCGAGCAAATGCAAATCGTGCAGGAGCAAAACCGCGCTCGCTTCGAGGCCACCAAGACCGCCACGCCGCTTTTTGACGGCGAGGGTATGGCTGGGGCGGGTCGCAGCAACACCGGCATCATTGCCCAGAGCTTGCAGAAGGTCGGCGGCGGGGCGGCCTTCGCCCGCTTCTCCGACGCGGCCAACCCTGCCGCCCAAGCCGTACGCGAGCAGCAAAAGACCAACGGATTTCTTGCCCGCATCGAACAAAAACTCACCCCTCAATCCGCGGCCCTCATGCCCGCTTAACCTATGCCCTCATTTCAAACAGCCGGATACCGCAGCACGATCACCCCCGAAGGGCGCAAGATCGTGCAAATGCCCGTCAGCGTCACTGACGACAGCGCGGCAAGCGTTCCATCCGCGCCCAGCGGAATGCGCCTTGTGTCGAGCGAATACACGATCCGCCCCGACGGTGGGAGGGATTACGTTTTTACCTACGAATCCGCAGGCGGCGCACCGGGAGACGCACAAATTCAAGTCAACGGTCAAGCCGCGCAGGAACCTATCGAAACGCATCCGAAATTTAACGGCTCGCTCGGAGGTGGCACTGTTAGCGACGCAGACCTTGCCGCGATCAAGGCGGCTCTTAACGACGGCTCGACACCTCAATTTACAGGGACTGGGGGCGATTTAACGGCGGCGCAAAACCTTTACAACCTCATGCTCAAAGGCGTGACGCATTACTTCACGCCCAGCGGCATCACCTATTCCGAAACCTTTGACGAAACAGTAAAACCCAACCTTTCGGAACTTTGCACCGTGGACCGCCCACCGTCGGACGCCCCGAGTTTGCGGCAAGGCTCGAACTGGCTTATGATCGGCATCCGCGCGCAAAAACTTTACCAGCCCGAAACTGGCAGTAGCTTTTGGCGCGTCACGCGCGAATGGCTGGCGAGCGGCCCGCGCGGATGGAACGCCGATTTCGACATCTATGCGTAACGGCATTCCAGAGTTTCAACCCCGCCAACCGCTTGACCGCCAATTAAGCGCAAGCACGCTCAACCAGATTTTGCGCGAGCTGGAGAGCCTACGAATCACCCGCGTAGTCAATGGCACTTTTCGTAAACTACCCGGCGGCACAGAAATTACGGTTGCGCCACAACGCGGCGGCAGTTCCCCCACCACCCGCTTGCCGTGGGATCTCATCGCCCGCCCGGACCCGGAGAGCACGTCGGAAACCCCTCCTTACCTGGTGACGGTGCAGCCGGGGATGTTGTCCGGGTTTTTGGCGGTGAATTGGGACGACGAGTTTACGTGCAACGCGACCGGCCTTTATTACGCGAAGGCCGTCGTTTCCACCGACGGCTCGGCCATCACCCAAGTCGAGATTCAAATCGACACGAACGCGCCGGTGCAGCAGTCGCCGGAATTGTGGGCGGTCCCGGCGACCGTCGAGTATCTTTTCGGCATGTTCACCGAGGGCACGATTTACCGCACCATCGGCCCGAGTCACATCGAGATCAGCCCGAAGGTTTGGATCACGACGGAGAAAGCAGCCCTGCCTGCCCCCGGCGAATTGCCCTACGATTACTACTACGTGCTGGGGTGAGCCATGGCGATCACCGTCACCAGCTACGGCGCAGCAGGCCCGGCGACGACGTCTTCGTTTTCACGGACGTCGCTAACATCTTTTTCTCAAGCAACAAGAACCCAAGTTGGCGCCACGACGTTTTTCTTGTCGCAAAATTCTACGTTGCAACAAATTCGAGGCACCACGACAGGATCAAGCACGACTTTTTCCACCAACGCTTTTACAACCACTACGCTTTCTGCCAGCAGTTCTTTTAGCAGCACTTCAAGCCAAGACGTCATTTTTGTTAGCACCTACGAAAGCGCGGTTTTCAACACCGCTATAGTCTCCAGCGTAATGGGCTACGCGGAGACGTTCATTGTGGACACCGATTATGAGGAGGGAGGTTATGAGGACATCACCACTATTGCCATCACCAGCACCACCCGAACTTCCAGCACGGCAACCACGACTTCTGGCAGCGGAATCACCGCCTTTACCACCAGCAAAAACACGGACAACAAAATTTCATTTTACAGCACGACGACTACGCGAGACGTGACGACTTTAACCACCGCAACCGCCACGTTTGAAACCTTTGGCACGTCGTCTGTGAGCACCGTCCTTACATCCTACCAGCAAAGCTCAGAATTTGTGTACGCCGCCCCGGATGAAGTTTTGTGGATTGTCTCGGCCACCGGTTTTAATTCGCAGGCCGTGCTTACGGCGGTCGGCACGACAGCCACGTCGCACAGCCGGAGGCTGGAAAGTTGGACAAAAATTAACGCTACGTACCTCAGCAGCGGCGACGACATCACTTGGCCCGCCAGCACGCAGGGAACGCTTTCACAAACTGGCTCTTACAGCGTCACGACATGGGGCACAACAGCGACAACGATTATCCGCACGCTCACGAATACCACTATCAGCAATTTTTCCAATCGGTTGCCGCATTTGACCAACACGAAAACAACTTTTACTTATACGACGACAAGCAGTTCTTACGTTCAGTCAAGCTACAGTTTAGTGGCTCCAGGTAATCCTGGCGTTGTGCGAGCCTCAGAAATAGCAACGTCCTCAGTGACGTTTCTCAGCCGCTACCCGGTGCGCCGTGCTGAAAGTGGCTTGGAATATGAAGAGTTGCGAACCCTTGCCGTCAGCACGTCGTTTCTCTACACCCGAGCAATCCCCGGCTACGCACGCATAAATTCAAATGAAAGCGCAGCCGGAGAATCTTTGATCTACAACCCCGCGACCGCGTGGTTTTATACAACTCTCGCAGAGTCATTCAGCAACGTCCACGCGGTCAACCGTCGCACCGGCGGATTCATGACCTACACGGACGAGGTATCCGGCTGGATTACAGGACTGACGGTCGGCTCGGACTCCAGCCTTGCCACCACGATCACGTTTGCCGAGCACCGACGCGGGCGCTACGTGCCGCTGCCCGGCTCGTTTGCCCAATACACAGTGTCGAAAGACTCGTTCACCTACACGCGCAGCACCTCGACCAATTCGACCACCGCTTCCACCACCACCAGCACATTGTTGGACTTGGCCGGGGGAACCAGCCGCATCGAGGAGGGGCGGCGCGTCTCGGGCTTTTCTCCATTTGTTTTTGGGTTTTATTCCGCGCAAACCATCGGCGGCGGCGTGCCCAGCGGTGAAACAAACTTCGCCAATGTGGTGGGACCGGCAAAAATCAACAACTCCACCGTGAGCACGTTCGGCGGCTCGCTTTCCTCGACAACCAACACGTCGGGAACGGCCTCGTTTGTGAACGCCCTGGCGACCATGTATGCCGTGACGGCGACCAATACGCTTGCCGACATTGTGACCCAGCGCAATATCACCAGCATGGTTTGACACCCGCCACGCCTCGAGTGCTAGCGATTGCTACATACGCGACCCGTTCCTATTTTCATTGCTGGACGCAATTTCTGCGCCGCATCGCCGCCGCCGCTGCGCATCACGACGAGGCGCATTTCATTCTGGCGACCGATCAGAGCAAAGAGGCCAAGGATGCAATCGAGGCCGCCAAGATCGAGCTGCCGGAGGGCTGGCGCATCCAGTCGCTCAATCTCCCGCTGAACGACGGTGGGAAGGACGGCAAAGACTACCAAGTCGCGGCGCAAATGAGGATTGCCGCCCTCCAGTCTGCCGCGTTTGCCGCCGCGCGCAAGATTCGTGCCCAAGCCCTGTGGTCGGTCGAGTCCGACAACCTCGTGCCTGCCGACGCCCTTCGCGTGGCGGAATGGACGCTGCAAATGCCGCAAGCGGACGGCTCGCCTTACTACGACCTCGCCGCCGTCACTTATCCCAACGGCCTTTTTCTCGGCGGATTCGGCACGCCGCAGAATCCCATTGCCGAAGACTTCACCGAGAAAGAACGCAAGCTCCCGCCGCGCCTCGTGCGGGCGCTCGACGCCTGCCGCGCGCGGCTCAAAACAGATCCGACGAGCGAGCGAGAAGGCCAGCGGCTAGGGAGATTGCATGAGCGCGTGAAGAAATGCCCGCCGGAGGGCAACGTCTTCGAGGTCACAGCTAAACACGGCTGGCGTCGCCGCGGCTGGATGGATTTCGCTTATCCCGGCATCGGTCGCGGGGCCATTGTGCCATCCGACTGGTGCGGCCTCGGCTGCACGCTGCTTTCGGCCAAGGCGCTGGCACTGGCGACGTTCGAAGGGTACGACGGCAAGGGAACGCAAGATTTGTTCCTTTGCTGGCACCGCTGGCACCCCGCCGGTCTTCGCATCGCGGCCATCCCGCACACGGCGGCGGACCATGTGAAACACGCGCCCAAAGACGCCCCCGCCCCGTTCGTACATTACCGCGCCTACCACGAGACGGAAGGCGAGTATCGCGGGCACCTTCGGGTACGGCAGCAGGAATGGATACCATGCTGACCCTTTGACACACCCCACGAAGGCAAGGCCATGCGCGTTTTTATAAATCTGGATTCCTCCGAGTTCGTCGTCTCTCCCGTCCTCACCCAGCGGGTCAACACGCTCTTTTTCACCCGACGCGACACGGTGCCGGTCGAGGTGCAATTTGTGCGGGGTGGCGTGGTCGTCGAGCTTGGCGCTGGCGCCACCGGTGCCATCGGCCTCAAAAAAACATTCACCGGCAATTTCCTCGCCAACGACACGGCATGGACAAAAACGGGCAGCGGCAGCAGCACCATTTACCAATTTGACCTCAACCTCAACACGGCGAACATGGACGCCGAGTTCGACCCCGACGCCACGACCGAGAGCATTTCCGCCAAAATCGAGATCACCTGGACCGTCGGCAGCACCACGACCACGACCCTGCCGACGACAGCCACGATCTACAACGATGTGATTCGCGGCAGCGAGCCCGCCCCCGCCGTGGCGGCGACCAGCTTCGTGCTGCGCTCGCAGGACAACAGCCTTTTCACCATCAGCGTGGACAACGACGGAATGCTGACGACGACCAAACAATAACCATGAAACACCTCTCCGCCCTCCTGCTCTTTGCCTTCGTCTGCACCGCTTCGGCGCAGACCGTGAAAACGCTCGGTTACAACACGACGAACGGCCACGTCGTGTATTCCGGCACAAACGCGCTCACGTTCACCAACGCCTTTACCGTCGCCACCAACGCCGCCGCCACCGTGCGGACCAACCTCGGCCTTGGAACGTGGGCGACCTTAAATGATGGCGCAACTATTCGCTCGGAAAACCTGACCATTAGTGACGGCGAGCAAACTGACTACATTCAATTCACGGCAGGCGGCGGCGTCCAGTTTTACGGCAACCGCGCCTCGCAATTTCGGAATGCCCTCGGCCTCGGCTCCACCGCGCAAACGATTTTCAAGGTGATGACCAACGACCTTTCCATCACCAACCAGACCAACGCGACGACGATTACCAACCTCACTTTCGACACCGCACCAAACGCGCGCTACGTGGTGACGCTCTATCCTATTGTGGAAGCTGCGGCTATTAGCACCGAATTGCAAGTAACAGCCAGTAACGCCACGGTTTTTGGTAATTGGACCACCACCGGCCTTGCCGGAGCTCTCGCTGCGTCAACAACGCAATTAACAAACCGAGGCAGTTTTAGCATCACAGCAGCAAGAGCCCCCTGGCAATCATTTTACGTCTTGGGTGGAACAAACGCAGGCAGCGTTTCCGTAAATTTTAACAGCACGACCGCCACCAACACCAACACCATCAAAGCCGGTTCGTTCCTCCGCGCCGAGCTCATGCCGCAATGAGCACCACCGCCACACCACCGGACCTCACGTGGACGCGCGGCGACTCGGGCCGACTTGACGTGAGGGTGACGCAATCCGACGGCACCGCCTACGACCTAACCGGCGCGACGCTTTTTCTCACCGTCAAAAACGCGCTCACCGATGCCGATTCCGCCGCCGTCATCCGCAAAGAAGTCACCGCGCACGACGACGCCGAAGAAGGCGAGTCGCACTTCGATTTGCTCACGACGGACAACGTCACCGCTGGCACCCGCTACTACGACGTTCAGCTTAAAACGTCGGACGCCAAAATCTACACGCTCTTCGGCGGCACCTGGCGCGTGCTCTCCGACGTGACCACGCGCACCGCGCCGCTTTCTTAACGCCATGGCCGCCGCGTATTACAAAGTCGAGGTTGTGCTCAACTCGCAAGCCGTCTCTGTCGGCCTGCCATCGCCGCAATCGGTCAGTGTCACCATCCCGCTCATCGGCCCGCAGGGTTTGCAGGGTGTGCAAGGGCCGCAAGGCCCGCAAGGCGTGGTCGGGGCACAAGGCCCGCAGGGCGAGCAGGGAATCCAAGGACCGCAAGGTATCCAAGGCGACCCCGGCCCGACCGGCGCAACCGGACCGCAGGGAGAGCAAGGACCGCAGGGGCCGCAAGGCCCGCAAGGCCCACAAGGCCCACAAGGCGAGACAGGCGCGACCGGCGCAACCGGCGCGACCGGCCCGACCGGGCCACAAGGCCCAGCCGGAACGCAAACCACTAACGCCTCCGACCTCACCAGCGGCACCCTCGCCGACGCTCGTCTCTCCAGCAACGTCCCGCTGAAGGACGCCGCCAACACTTACACTCAAAACCAAACTTTGAACGGCACGAACAACGTCGCTCCCAATCAAACAGCGGCGAGCGGGTCGTCGCTGATGAACCGCGATTTGGTGGACGCCTCGGTTTTGGAAACGCGCCTGTTTTTGTTCCGCGATGATTTTAGCAACGGCGGGCGAACCAGTGGCATCATCGGCGAAACAGGCTGGGGCACCAGCAATTCGGGCGGCGGCACGGTGGTCGAGCGGTCATCGTCTGGTGTTATTCCGAACCAAACAGCCTTCCGACTCACCACCGGCGCGACGGCGAACAACTATCTCCGCATTTTTACTTTCAACGGAATTTTTGGAAGCTCAAACCCGACAACCGTCGCGGGATGGCATGGGGTTTGCATTATGGCTCTGCCCAGCGTTGCCGATGTTACTGTCTCAGCGGGTTTTTCTCAAAACCCCACCAACATTGATTTTAACGACAGACTCATCGGAGTGCGCTTCAAAGCGGGAGTGGATACAAACTGGCAGTTTGTCACGAAAAACGATGCAACCGTTTATGCCTCGTCTACGGCAACAACGCTGGTCGACAGCACGATTGCGCCCGTAGCAAACACTTTTTACAAATTTGAGTTTCGTTCTGTGACGGCAGGAACCATCGAGTTTCGCATCAACGGAGGTTCATGGCTGACGAGCAACACCAACGTGCCAAACACGGCTAATGGCGGTTTGTTTTACATTTTAGTGGGAACGCAAACATCGTCCGCCAAAACCTGCGACGTTGATCTGGTCGCGTGGAAACAGGAGTTAAGTCGATGACCCTCCGCCTCGCCAACCAAACGCTCACCCGCTACGTCACCCGCAGCGGCTACGCCGCCGCCGAACTGGTGCCGCTGGACGGTGCGCTGGGTGAGGTCGCCGCGTCTCTTTTGCGCTGGCTTGGCTTGCACCTCACAGCAACCGAAACGCTAGTCGATGTCGTTCTGGAGCGAAGCGGGCAAGTGGCGACGGCTTACGAGACGCAGATCGACGAGGAGGGCAACGAGACGCAAGCGGCGACCGCCTTCCGCCCAACGCTCTCCGCCGCCGTGTCCGTGACCGCCCCGCTCGGCTCGCGCACGTTCGTAGTTTGCAGCGAGAGCCTGCCGGACGCATTGCGCGATGGGCTGCTCCAAACTTGGGAGGCGCTGCAATGAGCGAATCCGAACGAAAAAACGTGAACGTCGCTTTGGCCTCGTTTGGCGTCGTCCTGCTTCTGCAAACGGCCTCGATGAGCTGGTGGGCGGCAACGTTGCAAGCCAACGTAAATCAGCACGACGAACGCCTCGACGTGCTCGGCCCGCGCGTGGAGCGCCTCGAAGCCGACTACTACCGCCGCGGAAACCCATGAAACGCGCGCTCGTCGCCGCTCTCCTGCTCGCCGGTTGCCATTCGTTGCCGACCAACCCGGAGGCGTGGATGGAGAAGGAAATCAACGCCTGTCTGCCGACCGCTATTGCGTTCAAGGAAGGCCTCAACAAATACCAAGTTTGGGCGGAAGTGGTTCGCTACCACTGGCACGACGGAAAGCGGAATCGCGGGCACGCCATCACCGCCTACCTCTACCCGAAGGGCAAAAACCAACTCTGGACCTACGACTCCGAAGGGAGTTTCCGGACGCACGCATTCACCAACAACCCGACGCAAATTGCCCAGCGCGCCCACGACGCCCGCCGCTGGCAAGGGCAGGTGTTTCATGCGGAGTTTGTGAAATGACGCTTTGACACCCGGCTGAGGGCATGGACTACCTGCTCTCTCAACTCGGTCAATCCTCCACGTGGCGCGGCCTCATCCTCCTCGCCGGTGCCCTCGGCTGGCAACTTAGCCCCGAGCACAACGAGGCCATCATCGCCGCCGCCATCGGGATTGTCGGCGTCATCAACGTTTTTCGCCGAGGCTAGCCATGCGCGTGTTTTGCGTGCTTGCGCTGGTCGCCGCGCTGCTCCTGCCGGGCTGCGTCACGGTCGGCTACGATTTCCTCAACCAGCGCGCGACCTTGACCGTTGATCCCGGTCACAAAAAATGACCCTGCTTTCATGGCTCTACCGAAAACTATCGCCCGCGCGATTTGTTGCTGGCCCACCGGCGACCTCGCCGACCTCCTCAACCTCCTCCACGCCGAGATCCATCGGCGCGCCGAAGAGCAGCGAGCGCGCAAAGCAAAATTACCACGTCGAGACGCGCGCCAAAACGCCTAACGTCTCGGCCAAGCCGATCACACCGCGCGCCGTCGTGCTGCACCACAGCGGCGGCAGCTATGCAGGCGGTGTCGCGTGGATCACAAACCCTGCCTCGCGCGTCAGCTATCACGTCCTCGTCGCCGCCGATGGCCGCCGCACCGTTTTTGCCGAGCCGACCCAGCGCACCTGGCACGCAGGCAAAAGTGCGTGGCACGGAAAGCCGGACCTCAACTCGTGGAGCATCGGCGCGGCCTTCGCGGGCGACACCTACGCCGCCCCGCTCACGGACGCCGCAATGGACTCCATGGCCGAATACCTCGCGCCGCTGATGCACCAACACGGCCTCACCCTCGCCGCCGTCACCGACCACCGCACAGTTTCCCCCGGTCGCAAAGACGACCTCAAGCCATCCGAGCTGGCGCGCTTCAAAGCCTACCTCGGCGAGCGGCTGTAACCGCTGGCAGCGTCAAGCTGCTCAAACACCCACGCTGCGAGCGTGCGGTTGTTTTTCACCGCCGCGCGGACATAGGCCGTTTTGCGGCTGCGCTGCACGCGCAAATGTATCTGCGCCTCCGCAGGCTCGCCCGCTACGGAAAGCGGGCGACCTGTGGGAGTGGAGGGTTTAGGCGTCATGAGTGAGCAATTCTTCCGCCGCGTCGACTTCATCGGCGTCGCGTGCCGCCGATGCCACGTAGGCAACGCGATTTTCGTCGGTCATGGCTGCCCAGCGTTCCAACCATTCGGCGGCGAGTCGGGCTTGTGTGGCAGAGTTGTTTGCGTTGCGCTCGGCAATGCGGTTCTCCGCCCAAGCGTCGCGCTGGGCAGGGGTTAGGCGCAGGAGCATGTTTGCGGTTTCTTTCGCGCGCGGGCTCGCGTCTTGTTTGCGCTCAGGCACCTCGTAGTTAAGCAAGTGCATGACGTGCGAGGCTTTTTTGTGACTCAGGGTGAGCAAAAGCGCCTTGTAGAGGCGGGTGGTGTGGTATGGGGGCGGCGGGGTGAGCAGTTTTGCCACCTCCGCAACAGTGGCACCCCAGAGGTTGAGGTCGTTGAGCAGGCTGCGAAGCGAGGCGTATCCGGCCTCGCTGGCGAGGTCGCAGAGCGGGTGGTGTCCCTCGATTTGCGCCTCGCTGAGGTCGTGACAGAGGGTGGTGTCGTGGGTGAATTGTGTGTTCATATTTTTTTCTTTCGTTTTGAGGTTCCGGGTTCCTCCCGGTCGGGTCGCTGAGGTCTCTCAGCTACGAGGTCAAATTAACACCCGCGCGGGTTTTGTAAACACAAAAGTTTGAGAAAAAGAAAAAAAGTTTTCGGCTGTGAATATCCGGCTGCACATTTGCCTGCTCTTTCTGTCAGAAAATGTAGTGCGTTTTTCGGAGCAAACGCCGTTTTTACTGTACAGTAAAAAAGCCCTTATTGCGTGAAAAATGCGCGGCAGTTCAAGCGTCGTTTGAACTACGGCTGACCAAAGCACACGATCCACAAGAAACCGCAATTTGCCGCCGCGTAACCAGCAAAGGCCACCGCCAAGCCGACGTTGCCCTCCCGCCAAAAACCGATAGCGGTCAGCACGTACAGGACGGTGCAAATGAGGAGCGGCCAAAAAGTCATGCGCGGTCGTGGTTGCCAATGGAGATGGTGCCTCCCGTGTGTTTGGCTGTGAAAAGTGCCACCGCAGACACAACGCGCTCCAGTTCGAGCACGTGATCTTCGTTGATCGCGCGAAGCAAAGCGTGAGCAACTTCGTGTACGACAATGCCCAGCCCGTTCACCTTCACCGCTTGCGGGTGCAGAAAGATCGTGCGTGAATCGTAGTCGCAAAGCCCCTCGCAAAGTTCCTTCGTGGGAGGCCGCTGGATTTTTACCCGCCACCAATGCCCTTCGAACTTGAACCTCATCGTGGGCGTTTTCATTTCGGAAAATAGTGCGGCACCGCGCGAGTCACTTGGCCAGTGACGACGCGAAAAAGTTTCCTTTCAATGCGCCCCTCCCGCAGCGATTTGGTCAGCTTTTTGCCCATGCTGGACTCGCAAATGCCCAGCCTTTCGCCCAACTCCCGCGCCGTGTGCCATCCGGGCGGCACCTCATCTGTTACCACATTCGCCGCCAAGGCCGCGCACCACTTTGCCAAGTCGTCGTTGTTCGCTTTGCTTTTCATAGCGGGAGCCGGTAGTGGGGGGAAAGGGTGACGAGGTTGACCGTGCAGACGTTTTCGGAAAATTCTCCGAAGCACAGTGCTTGCCTCCACGCAAGCGTTTGCCGTCTGCCTGCCGCATATTCCATGTCGAGGCGGGCCAGACAGCCGATATTGTAGCCAATGGCGTCGGCGTGCGTGCGGGCCGGTTCCATTGCCACCCGGTGCGTGTGACCGAAAACGCAATGCGCGCCGATGGTTTCCGCCGTGTCCCGCGCCGCGCTCACATTGTAAAGCGCTCCGTGCAAAAACGCCGTGCCGCCAAAATAGCGCACCGACTCCCGCGCCATGCCTTTGTACGGGATAATCTCGGTCTTGTAGCGGGCAAGGCCGTCGTGAATTTTTGCCATCACCGCGCCCGCAGCATAGGCAACCACTTGATTGCCGCTGTGGGCTAGGCTCACGGCGCGCGCTTCGTGGTTGCCGTGAAAGTAGCGAGTCGGTCGAAGCTCATGCAGGAACGACAGCCCAGCCAGCAAGTCGTCCATGAGGCTTTGCGCGCGGTCGGGTTCGTCGGGATCACGCCGTGCTCCGGCTCGCAAACAAGCAAGGTCAATCGCGTCGCCAAGGTGGATACGCTCATGCGGCTTCCAGCGGTCAATAAAAGTCAGCACGGCCTCCCGCGCCTTCGGGTCAATTTCCGAGCCGTGCGAACAGGACACGGCGACGAACCGTTTGTATCGGGTGGTGATCGCAGCCACGCCCCGCCCGCGGTGTCAAAGCGGGTGTCATAGGCGGGTGGCAATGCCACTTTCTTTTTGCAACCTGTGGAGGTTGCTATCGGCAAAAGCAACTTGTGGAGGTTGCGGCAAGGCGGTTACTTCGTGGTTACTTTTTGCCTCGTTCGCCCCGCAACCCGCATGAATAGTGGCGGTGAGGGAGGGATTCGAATTCTGGCTAGGTGGGCAAATTGGGACGATTTGGAGCGGTGTTACACTAGAAATTGATTAGGCGGCTCGCTTTTTGCCTTTTGCAAAACTGGTTACTTTTTGGTTCTTTTTTATGAGGGAGGGAGAGATGGCGAACCATGCCAGGGCGTCACTCAATTCTTGGGCTTCGTGATAGTGACTCATGACCATCGCGGGGCTGTTGCCCATTTCGTAGGACACGCCGGGCACGTCTTTGGTGATGGCGCAGCGATAGGAGCCGTAGCTGTGGCGGAGGGCGTTTTTTATCCACCGGACACCGGAGCGGCGGATGGGGCGGATGCAGTCGTTGTCCATCCTTTCGCGGGGGGCGACCATGCGGGCGTCGTTGGGCTGGCTGGCGCGAACCCAAGCGACGAGGGCGTCGCACATGGGGACCAATCGGCGGCGGCGGGTCTTGGCGAGGTCTGCCGGGACTTCGATGAGGGCTTTGTCTGGCTTGAGGTGTTCCCACCGAAGGCCAAGGATTTCCTCGGTGCGGATGCCCGCGAGGCCGCCGATGGCAAGGGCGAGCCGCCATTGGTCGGGAGCAGCGGTGAGCAAGGCGGCAAATTCTTGAGGCGTGTAGATGGTGACGGGCTTGCGGTGTTCGCGTTGTTTCTGCGTTCGCTCGGGAGCGGTGAGGCCTTCGGGCAGGTGCCCGTGGTTTTTGGCGAAGCGAAAAAAGCTGACGATTTCGCCGCGGATGTTGTTGTGACGACGGGGGCCGACGGGGAGTTTGCCGAGGTAGGTGGCGATGGCCTCGGGGGTGATGTCGGCAAGGCGTTGGCTCTTGTGGGCGCGGGCGAAGGCGGTTAGATCGGCGGCCAACGCATCGACGTAGTAAGGGGTAAGACCTGCTTTGCGTTGGCGGGTGAGGTATTGTTCGAGGAGGGCGTCAAGGTGCGGGGATTCTCGCCGCGCGGCACGCCAGGCGGTGAACTCGGCGAGGAGGTCGGGGGTGGCTTCGTCGTACGCCGCCTTGCCTTCGCGGAGGGCTTTGAGCTGGGCTTTGGCCTTGGCGGTGGCACGGTCGAGGGTTTTGGCGGCGCAAAGGATGCGCTTTCCCGCGCGGTGGGCGTGCCATTTCCAGCGTCCGTCGGAGGCGAGCCACAGGTGGGCGGAGAAGTTGCCGACTTTGACCGTGTGATTTTTCATCTGCGAAGGGCATGGGTCTGCGGATGTCTTACGTCAAAACATATTAACACCCGCGATGAAGCTTTTATTTACCTTCCTGTGCGGCCTTGGAAATTTGCTTCAAGGCTTTCTTTATCTTCTGGTTGCCCGCGTCCTCGGCAGCGCGGCTAGAGCCTTGCATCGTCTCAGCCGCTCTTGCCAAAAACTCGGTCAGTAGATGGCGGGTTAGGCCGCTTAAGCCTCCGTGCCCGTGCTCTTTTGCGTAGGCGCGGCTTCTTTCGATGAGTTCGCGCGGCAAAGCAATACCTGCCGGGTGAGATTTTTCTTCATGCGTTTTGCGTGGTTTCATCATGGCTAAACATAGCACATTTTCCCAATTCTTAACAATTTTTGCTTATGGGGAGAAAACCCCATTTTTTTCCTTTACAAAGTTTGTTAAAGTTTGAAAGATGCCGCCATTCAATATGGCACGGCAAAAACTTCCACCGCACAAACACTCACGGGCAGCAGGCATTTCACTCCCGCCCGAACTCATCCGGGCAGCGCGCAAGGTTTCATCAGCGCAGGGCATGAGCCTGAGCATGTTCGTGAGACAACTTTTGATGAAGCAACTGGGGGAAGCGAAATGACCCCGCAACTCGTCACGACCAAGGAAGCCGCCACGCTGCTTCGCATTTCCCGCAACAAGGTTGCGAAACTTTTGCCGCGCGTCCGGCTCTCGGCGCACGGCACCCGATACGACTTGGCCGACATCGCCAAGCTCATCGAGAGCAGAAAGGAAACACACACATGGACTTAATCAACATCACACTCGGGGCCGTCGTTGTTTTGTCGGCTGGGGCACTGGCGGCAATGTCCGCCTACGAATACGGCTACCGCCACGGGCGGGCGCGGACCATGGAACTGGCCGACCGGCGCGTGCAGGGCGTGCTGGCCGAACTGGCGAAGTCGCCGAAGCGGCTCAACTTGCCGAAGCGGAAGGCGGTGAAGGCGTGAGCATTTCGCCTAACAAGATCGACCGTCGCGGGGAGCGTCCTTGCCTCGAGCCCTGGGTGCTAGTGGCGGTGATGGAGGAGTTGTCCAAGACGCGCAAGCCGCTAACTCTGTGGCAGCGGTTTGTGAAATGGCTGAAAGGGCTGGCCTAACATGAAGGGCACCGGCAACAAATACATTCGGCGCATCGGGGCGCGGTTTTGCGTAGTGCTCCGGCAGGGCGACACCGATTTGAAAGTCTTTGCTGGCGACAACATCGAGGACGCGCGGGCGGTGCGGGATGAACTGCTCAAGCGGGTGCGTCCGACGACTCGTTTGGTGCCGGAGCCGGTGGCAGAGGAACCTAAGCGGGCGGTGCCGGTAGAGCGGCGCTTGCGGCGGCGGAAGGGCGATTATTTTGCCACCGGGAGCGTGCTCTTGACGGCGGCGGTTTTTAGGACGCGCGAGGCGTATCACTGGGCGCAGGACATGCTGGGTACGGCGCGGGCGGTGGATGCCATGCGGGAGGTGCGGTCGTGAGTGAGGCCATTTACCAAGCACGGATTGCCGCGATGGAGTCGGAGATCGCGGCGCTGTACAAGGCCGCGAGCGACGCGACGCGGGAGAATATGGAACTACGGCAGCGTCTGGAGTGCATCGGGCGGCAGGCGGACAACTA